AAGGTTGTGGCTAAAGAAAACGGTATCGTCCAAAGAACTGTTTTAATTGAATTTGATAGCTTTGATGCTGCCGTAGCAGCCTATGAAAGTGAAGGTTATCAAAAAGCGCTAGATGCTCTCGCCGGTGGAGCGGATAGAGATATAAGATTATTTGAGGGTATTTGAGAAAGGTGAGCTATGGTTCTAAACGACTGATTACATTGAATTAAACTGGTCGGAGTGAGAGGAGTTGAACCTCCGACCCCTGCCTCCCGAAGGCAGTGCTCTACCAGGCTGAGCTACACTCCGACCGGCGGGTTATACCGCTTGTCGTGCCTTGATGCCAGCCCCATCTTGACGCAGGGGATACCTCAACTTAGATTACTTATTAGATCGCGATAGGTGCGACAGCGACCGGCCCCAGCAGCCGGTTTTTTTGATTCCAGATCATGCAAATAAACGTCAGCAGCAATTACAAAAAGCTGTCCCGGTCGCTGGATCAGGTGGGCCGAAAGCAGCTACCATTTGCCTTCGCCAAGACACTGAACCAGACGATGAAGGCGGTGGGGAAATACACCGTCGCTCGAACCTATCCACGCGCCTTCGATGTTCGGAACAAGGGTTTCTTCAAGGCCGCGATGTTTACTAAGGACGCGGTGCGATGGGCAACCAAGACCAAGTTGCGGGTATCAGCCCGCGACCGATTTGATCGAGGTAACCTTCAGCTACATGCAACTGGTGGAACCAAGCGGGCACGGTCTGGACGCATTGCCATTCCTTCCAGATACGTCGGGTCTAGGCGGCGGAAGGACGGCAGGGTCAAGCCCGCGTTGCTACCGCGCACCGTGGTCAACACACAGAAGGGCTTCATTGACCGGGATGGCCCACGCGATGCGATCTACCAACGCTATGGTCGCGGCGGCAAGCAGGTCAGGTTGCTCTACGTCCTGCACCGGAGCGCGAAGATAAGGAAACGCTTCCGCTTCTATGAGGACGCGGAACGGATCACGAGGGCGGTATCACCCAAGCTGTTCAGCAAGAACTTCAGTCATGCGATCAGGACGGCGCGGCGGTGATTAGCGATATTTGAACTTGTCGGTATACCATTTAGATTCGAGATCCGACCGCGCTTGCGCCCGCCTGACATAAAACACTTGGTTACCTTGAAAAATGACACACGCTGGGTCCAGGTCAAAATTTTTCGTGCAATGAATGCGACCGCCGTCGTCTCCCAGTATTCCCTCCTGTGCAGGGGGAATTGACGGTTGTCTGAAGACCGCAAACCAGGTCTCCGAGGCCTAGTTATCCACAAGTTTTTTGGTTTTGGTGTCACTGCGCACAGTTAGCATCAAGCGAAAAATGCGCCTTGATAATTCTTCCACCCCTCCTATTCTTGTTCGCAAATACGGGGAGTGTACCAATGACGGATGAAAATAATTCAGGAGACTATCCGAGAGGGTTCGCGATAGGAAATACGCGGACTGAGGAACAGAAGCGCGAAGCCAAGAGCTTTGGTGCAAGATGTGGCCACGTTAAACGTCGCCTTGGGCAAGGTGAACCATTAACCGGCAAAACCCTCGAGTTGGCCCTTGAGTATGCTCAGGATGATGAAGTGTCGAGAAAACTAGTAGCAGGGGAGGAGCTTAGCGAGTATGAGTATCATGTTCTCGTAGAGGTAGTATTGTTACATGCACGGCTATCGAGCTAAGCAAGGGCGCTACGCTGTAAGCGCCATCACCATCGGCTTGCAAGAAGACCCAGAGGAGGAGAGAGCGGCAGCAATCAGCGCCAGACCGATAAGAATTGCATACGGAGTTTTCATTGATATCTCCTTTGTTAGATACCCAAGCCTAACGGGTCCTATCAGCCCGATCCATCGCGGGTAACGCGCGACCGGAGAGCATCCCTAGTGATAGGGACCGCCGACCCTATTTCGTTCGCTAGCAACAGGAAATAACCGCCTTGAAGGTCGAACAAGCCAGCACTGATTCGCTGATCCCCTATGCGCGCAATCCGCGTCGCAATCAGGCGGCTATATCGAAAGTGGCGGCCTCGATTAAGGAGTTTGGCTTCCGTCAGCCCATCGTCGTCGATAGCGACTATGTGGTCGTCGTCGGTCATACGCGGCTAGAGGCTGCGAAAATACTTGGCCTGGATGAGGTGCCGGTCCACGTCGCCAAGGACATGACCCCGGCCCAAGCGAAAGCCTACCGACTAGCAGATAACCGAACCGGTGAAGATGCGAACTGGGACTTCGAACTACTAGCACTTGAGATTGACGACCTGCGCGAACAGTTCGACGGCGACCTATCAGCAATCGGATTTGACGAAGGGGAACTTGAAAACCTTAGCACCAGCGAAACTGAAGAAGCGCCGGAGGACTTCGAAGAATACGATGAAAACATCGAAACGGCACACACCTGCCCCAAGTGCGGCTATAGCTGGAGCGGCCAATCCTAAACCACCGTACTGCGTACCTTCGATGGCGCAGATACGCGAGATACCTTGGAACGGACTGACCGTCGCTTCCACCTTCTCTGGTGCTGGCGGCTCGTCGCTAGGCTACCGGATGGCGGGCTACCGCGTCCTTTACGCCAACGAGTTCGTAGAACTAGCGCGGGATACCTATCGAGCTAACTCAGCGGATCACACGATCATCGATGGCAGCGACATCCGAGATTTAGGGCCCGAAGACATTCTGTCCGTCATCGACCTCGATGCCGGTGAACTCGACCTGCTCGACGGCTCGCCGCCCTGTGCTTCGTTCTCGACTGCTGGCAAGCGGCACAAATATTGGGGACAGGCTAAGGAATACAGCGATACCGCCCAACGAACGGATGACCTGTTCTTCGAGTTCGCCCGCATCCTAAACGGCATTCAGCCGAAGACATTCGTCGCGGAGAACGTTTCTGGCCTAGTGAAAGGAACGGCGAAGGGCTACTTCAAGGAAATCTACATTGCCCTACGGGCCTGCGGCTATCGCGTATCGGCCAAACTGCTTAGCTCCCAATGGCTAGGCGTCCCGCAAATGCGTCAGCGCCTGATCTTCGTTGGCATACGCAACGACCTGAAACTCGATCCGGTGCATCCAAGACCGCTGCCCTACTTCTATTCGGCCCTGGAAGCGATAGCGGACGTTGAAAACAGCGACGCCGCGCTAAAGGAGGTCGATCTTGCCCAATACAAGATCGGCAACTGGTGGCACCGCATACGCCCCGGCGAAGCTGCGGTTGATCGATTTAATCTAATCAAGCCCCGACTAAATGGGCCAAGCCCAACTTTAACGGCAACTGCGGATGTAGGTGCGGCAGCGGTCTGTCACCCGCTCGAACCGCGCAAGTTCACAATCGCGGAGCTACGCCGATTAGCGTCGTTCCCTGATGATTTCATTTTGACAGGCAACTATCGACAACAGGCAGAAAGGATCGGCCGCGCAGTGCCGCCAGTGATGATGTCGCATATCGCAGGGGCTATTCGAGACCGCCTTACCAAGGAAAGCTTTCCGCGCAATATCTAGCTATTTCTAGGTCCGATGGCTTTTCCCCAAAACCTTTCACCAAGTTGTCAGAGTTTCGAAGACAAGACCGATAGGGCGAAAAGGTGAAATAGAAAAACGATAATGCGACTAAGACCACAATTATGCGGGTTATTGGATGTCGCCAATCTATTTGGGAACCTAAATTCCTCAACTTCCTAGCCACGTCGTTGCCGCTGTCCCAGCTTGCGCTATCTATCCATTTTGGCTTTTTCCGTTTCGCCATCATTTGTCTCCGGACGTTCCATCCTTCGGGATCGGCTCTCAATATAACAAGCTAAACAGCCAATTAGCGGTCTCATCAAAGCCATGCCTAGCCAACCAGCCAGCAACGAACCCGGTGGCAAACTGGACGTCGAAAATGAAGTTGAACAAATAACCACCGAAGAAAACCAGAGGCCAGCGAATTCCTCGGCCTACCTTCCGCAAAGGTTTCGATAGGATGCGAGCCATGCAAATACCCCAGAATTGGACATTTAAGTCTGATCACATCGCGGATCACTTCGACGAGCACGTCCGCGAACAGTTACCTTGGTACGACCTCGCAACCTTTGCAACGGCCCAGATGGCGCGGCATTACGTCCCGCAGGGCGGTAAGGTCTACGATATTGGCTGCGCGACTGGAAACATGGGCCGCGTTCTCGCTGGTACCCTAAGCGACCGTGAGGCGACACTAACCGCCATCGACGATAGCGCAGAGATGGTGGCTAAATACGAGGCCCCCGGCGAGATCGTGATTTCGAAGGCTGAGGATTTCAATTACGAACCGTTCGACCTAGCGATCTGCTTTCTGACCCTGATGTTCATCCCGCTCGAAGATCGCGAGGCACTGCTATACGAACTTGGCAGCAAGCTGCGCCTGGGCGGCGCGATCATCGTCGTCGATAAATTCGAGCCAGAGGGCGGTTATCTCGCAACAGCCCAGTGGCGGCTGACCCTAGCGGGTAAATGCCAAGCCGGTGTTGATCCGGCAGAGATACTTGAAAAGGAAATGAGCCTCGTCGGCGTCCAGCGTCCCACCCCGGCCTGGATGATGCGCAACGGAACCGAGTTCTTCCGCTTCGGTGGCTTCAGAGGCTATGTGATCGAGGGTCATGGTGGATGACTAAGGGTTGGATCAGGTCCATAGCGGTTATCGCCCTCCGTTCCCTTTAAGGAGCAAAGAAAAAGAAGCCAAATCGAGCCTACAAAGGGAATGAAATAAAGGAGAACGAACCATGCTCTTCGGTTGGTGTCATGAAGTCTTCGGCCGGTCACCGATAGAAATGGAATGGCAATTAACAGCCATAGAATGCCGGATGTAGGCCTCACCTGAAGCTGAAAGCCGCCATGCTGGTTGAGATCGCGGATGCCAAGGCCGATATCATCATTGGGTTGCAGTCGGGAGAACTCGTCGGGGCCAAACGTAATTCCAGAAACATCGAAAAACCCGACAAAATAATATAGACCGAAAAAAACGAGGAAACTGAACCAAAACTCGGTTCTGGATGCTCTACCTAAAACAAACACATATTTCACTAACAGGTCCGTAAGAAAGGTCGGCATCGATGTCCTCTAAAGCAACCTATGGCGTCGATACTATATCGAAACTGCTATTGCTAACACCTAGGCGTATCCAACAACTAGTCCGTGAAGGCGTTCTGCCTCGATCCGAGCGCGGACGCTATGAACTGGTCCCGGTCGTCCAAGCCTATGTCGGCTATCTAAAGGACCGGACGATTGGCACCGAAGTTAATGTCATCAGTCTCGATGAAGCGCGGCAGCGCAAGTTAGCCGCCGAGGCCGAACTGGCAGAAATCCTGTTGCGCGAGAAAACCAATGAGTTGGTCAGCCTCGATCTGGTGCGAATGGTTTGGGAGGAACTGATTTCAACAAGCCGGGCAAAATTGCTATCGCTACCGGCAAAAATCGCGCCCGTGGTTGCTGTCGAGGACGACGCCAACATCTGCAAGCAATTAGTCGAGGAAGCGGTCAACGAGGCACTGTATGAGCTTGAACACTGGGTCGACACCTTTACAGCAGAAAACTCAACTGCGGGCGGCGATGCGGAGATGGGCACCCCCGCCGAAGCTGACAGTGAGCCAATGGGCGGACGGCCACCGGAAACTGTCGCCTGAAGCATCTGCCGAACCAGGACAGTGGTACACAACGCGTGCGGAGTATCTGCGCGGAATTATGGATGCGGTCAGCGATCCAAGTGTTAAGTCGGTGGTCTGCATAACGTCGGCGCAAGTCGGCAAGACTGAGAGCATCCTCAACTGCATCGGTTTTCATATCGCCCAAGACCCCGCTCCGATCTTGGTTGTTCAGCCGACCTTGTCGATGGCGCAATCCTTCTCGAAGGACCGGCTGGCACCGATGTTGCGAGATACCCCCGCGCTGAAGGGTAAGGTTCAAAATCCGCGTTCGCGAGATAGCGGCAACACAACGCTGCATAAGGTTTTCCCTGGCGGTCATATTACAATCGCCGGTGCGAATAGCGCCGCTGGCCTCGCTAGTCGCCCGGTTCGGATCGTCCTCTGCGATGAGGTAGATCGATATCCGCCCAGCGCGGGTACGGAAGGTGATCCGGTCAAACTAGCGGCTAAACGGGCACAGACGTTCTGGAACTCTAAGCTGGTAATGTTATCGACGCCGACGGTTAAGGGCGTCAGCAGGATCGAGGCGGCGTTTGAGGGGAGCGATAAGCGTCGTTACTTCGTCCCTTGCCACGATTGCGATGAACATCAGGCATTACGTTGGAAACAAGTTCGATGGGAGGAAGATCGGCCAAAAACTGCGGTCTATGTCTGCGAGCATTGCGGCAGCGTCTGGGACGATAACCAACGTCTCCGGGCTATCCGTCGTGGCGAATGGCGAGCCGAGGAGCCGTTTCGAGGTAGTGCCGGGTTTCATTTATCAGAGCTATATAGTTCCTGGTCCACCCTAGGCGATATCGCGGAAAACTTCCTCGAAGCCAAGAAACTGCCCGAAACCCTGAAGACCTTCGTCAATACCTCCCTTGGTGAAAGCTGGGAGGATGCTGGCGAGGGTATCGACGATATCGATATCTGGTCACGTCGCGAAAGCTATACCCCTACGGCGATGCCACTTGGCGTTCTGGTTCTAACCGCCGGGGTCGACGTTCAAGATGACCGCATCGAGATCGAAGTTACAGGCTGGGGGATCGATGAGGAATGTTGGTCGGTGGATCACATCGTCCTAACGGGCGACCCATCCACACCGACGTTATGGAATGATCTCGATAGTGCCTTAAGACGCCGCTACAGGCGCGAGGATGGCCGAGAACACCGGATCGCGGCGTCGTGCGTGGATACAGGCGGACATTATACCCAGGCTGCCTACGACTTCTGTAGGCCCCGCTACGGGCAACGGGTTTATGCGATTAAGGGCATGGCCGGGATGGGGCGTCCGGTTTGGCCGAAACGTCCGTCGAAAAACAATTCTGGGCGACTGCCGCTATTTCTAGTGGGGGTCGATGCTGCCAAGGATGTCGTCTTCGGGCGACTGAAGGTTGGCCAGCCAGGGCCCGGTTTCTGCCATTTCCCGGCGCATTACGATGATGAGTATTTTCACCAATTAGCAGCGGAACGGGTCATCACCCGCTATCGAAAGGGAATACCGTTTCGAGAATACATAAGGGTCCGCAAACGCAACGAGGCGCTTGATCTGCGAGTTTATTCATATGCCGCCTTCGTATCGCTTAATGCGGACCTTCACCGAATTGCAGAGCGGGACCAAGCGGCGCTAGTTGGGGACGTCGGCAACGACGTAGCGACGCCCCGCTCTGCAAGCTCTCGAAGACGGCCGAAGCAACAGAACTGGGTGAATGGGTGGCGTTAGTCATATTTAGTGTCGGCTAACGAAACAGCAGCGTAAGAGCTCATCAGCTTAGGAATTTGCATGACTTTTTAAAAGTTGTATCGCACCCCAAAAACCATTGCTATGGCAATAAGTTCCCAAAAGTTCACGCCCCTTCATGGCAATAAATTGTGGTCCGCAACTACGGAGTTCAGCGTCAAATTTAACAGGAACCCATTTAAGATAATCGGGCCAGGCATGAAGTGCGCCCGGATTTCGGAAGTCAGCTACGTTTATTATTGTGAAGTATATTTTTGATGCTATCTCAGTTTTTTTGAATCCCGGTAGCTCTTCCGCACTGAATTTTGTACAGTAGGGGCAATTATACGCGTCAATGTAGATTAAATGTAGGCTGCTCCCAGCGAGTATTTGATCTGGATTATTGATAGCAATTGGTCCCTTCATCGTAGAAGATGACTGGCAACCTGCAAGGACCAGCAGGATTAAAATAAAACTAAGGGCAATGACAAATATGTTGCCCTGTGTCCGAATTTTTTCTCTAACTATGTGAGTAGCCATCATAGTTGTAGGACTAATCGGATTTCTCGCCATGCCTTGGTACCCGTTATTTAGATAATGTCCAAATTCTCTGCAAAGCAGAACCTGCTGAGAGAAATGCCTATAATGCAACGATTATAGCAAATAATTTGAAGGGTGTGCAAAGTAACTAACCGTCACTCATAACTTTGCATCTAATTAAAACATCGCGAACGTCATCCTTCGTCGCCCAACTCGACGCTTCGGCACCTCTTGGCGGCGGCATAAAAAATAGGTCCCCGTTGAGGCGACCACGGCGATCAAGAACCCAA